GACTTGGTGTGCGCTTAGGCTTGTTAAAGCCTGACACTCCTGCTCGCTTTAGTCTAGGGTCTGCCATTTTTACTCTGTTCCTCTTCCGCCCTGCCAGCCAGGAATCTTTGTAATGTCACCTTTATACTTAATTAGCAACTCTTCAAATTTTGTAAGTTTACGTGGCTTAATACGTGTTTGAATGTCTCTAACTTCTGCTGGTGTTTTACTTTTAAATTTATTTAATTGCTTAGGCGTCTTTGGCATTTACTTCTTCTTGCCCATCTTCTTCATAGCCATCTTCTTTGCAGTCTTCTTCATAACCATTTTCTTAGCAGCCTTCTTGGCTGCCTTCTTACCTGCTGGTGTGTATGGGAACTCTTGATTTCCGACCATTGGCATTATATTTGTCCTATCTCTTTCATTACTGCTACGGTTGATTTGTTTACTTTATTTGCATCAGGCATTGTGTTTGAGTTATATGGTCTACCTAATACTTCGGAAGCCTTTTCGGCTTCACGAATCTTTTGCATTGATGTACCGCCAGGTTGTATACCCCGTGCTCTAGCCTCACTGTAAGCATTTAGTTCTTGGTTAAATGCTTTTTGTGGCCTTTGACGACGAGAGTCAGCATCACCTGTACCTAGTTCAAGGGTCATAACCTTGCACCCAAAACATCCTTCTACATATTCAGGATGTGTTTGTATTTGATGTAAACTCATAGTTCTGTAAAGTTTGCTTCCGTTACTCCTACGCCACCAGCAATAAGTGCTGCTTTAGTAGCATCATCTACTGTGTGTGCATAGCCACCACGATAGACAACTGGATACTCAGGTAAATCAGAATCAAGTGGATAACGAATTTGTTGGTACTGTCCATTAGTATTTAATACAATAGATATACCACGGTCTAACTTGTAAAACTCAAACAGTCTATGCATACCTGCAGGACCTTCTTCAACTGTTGGTGTTTTAAATGACCAGTTAGACATTCATCCTCCTTTAGTGGACTCACCATAAGGCTGGGTTGCCCCAGCCCTACAGTCAATTAACTACTACTTAGCAGCGATTGATGAACCTGATGTGATTCGGAATAGAGCCTCATCACGGTAAACTGCAAAGCCGAGTACGCCGTACCAACCCATTGGGCGGAAACGCATCAACTTATCAGTTACGTTACCAATAACTACATGTGGCTCTTCCGCAACGGCTTCTGCCATTGCCTGTGCACCACAAACAATTGTGTCAAAGACACGTGTTACTGGAGTTACTGTAACTGTTGTTGTTGCTGTAACTGCTGCTGTATTAGCAGTATCTACAGTGATTGTTGTTGTTGAACCTGATGTTGCAAGTGCTGTAATCTTAGCACCTGAAGCAATACCAGTTCCTGCAATCTTATCGCCAACTTCAGCGCGAGATGCGATAACAGATGATGAAGCAACGCCGAATGTAAATCCTGCTGATGTTCCTGCAACTGTTACTGCTGTTGTTGTCAATGCTGTCTGGTCTGCACCTGTCTTAGCATTGAACAAACGTGATGACTCTACGAAGAACGCGCCTTCGTACTCACCGATTTCTCCAGCCCAAATCTTGCTTGCTTCTGAAGCAGACTGTGACTGTGGGTAGCGCCATCCTAGGTCGCCTGTCTCAGCACGAAGGTCGTGTGAAACTTCTGGGTGAATACCTACCCAGTATGCATTTCCGCGACGGCCTTTAGCCTTGTTAGAACGCAACTTAGCAACAGCCTTACGGATGTCTGCTGAGTCTAGTGTATCTGCTGCGTCTACGTTAGCAGTTGCTGTTGCATTGCCTGCGAAGATGTTATTTGAACCTGAGCGTAGAGTTGTCATTGCAACCTTGTCAATAGAATCTGCAAGGTTGTATGCAATGATGTTAGCAATTGCTGGGTCTACATCTGCAAGTGAGAAGAGTTCCAATGCGCGAGTTACTAGAACTGCGTTACCGTACTCATTAAGTGTCACTGTGACAGAGGTTGGTGTTGTCAGTGCTACTGCATCTGGGTCAACAGTCTCTGTTAGTGTTCCTGTTACTGCATCAAGGTCAACGTACTTCTGTAGAACTACTGTTGAACCTGGAATTGATTGACGTGCGGGGCGCTTATCTGCGACAGAACGAATTAGGGGTTCTGAACGGAGAGCGAACTCGAGAAGGCGGTCATACGCCTTTTGTACGAGACCAGCGCCGCCTACTGTACCGCCGAACGAACCGCTCGAGGTATCTGTATATGCGTTTGCCATGTTTTTTAGTCTCCTTGACTATGAACGGATATTATTGTTGTGATTGAAGAAAAGCAATAAAATCTTCAGCGCTCTCAAAATTGCCATTTAGTCGAGCGTTCATATCATTTGCTTTATCTGGCGAAATACCCTGCTGCGTCACAATATCTTGCTGGCGTAATGCCGCAAGATTAGTGTCGTCATTATTTGACTGAGGCTGATACCCAATTAAATCTCCATTGTCAGATAGCCAACTATTAATTGACTCTTCGTTAACTTCGGAAATATCCTTTAGGATAAGCCGTGCTGCTTTAGTATTTACGCCCTTCTTTTCTAGGAGTTCTTTGATGGTTGACTCACGCTGCACCTTGGAAAATACCTCAATTTGCTCAGTGAGTTCCTTAATACGTTTCTCGTCTGCACGCTTGGCTTTGCGTAACTTTTTAAGTAAGTCACTGCCATCCAATGGTGCTTCTGTTTCTGTATCTAGGTCGTCATCTTCTTCATCCCAGTAGTTGTTGCTCATAGCAACCCACCCTTCTATTCGTTGTTAGTTCGCAGGCCACAGTTCAGTTCGGGGAAACTGGCTGGCTCCTACTATCGGTCTAATACGCTGCATGGGGCCGATAGGTCCATGTCAGGAATTTAAAATGCGCCGCGATTTTGCGACGCTAGGCTCTTGCTATCTGCTATACCAGAGGAACCCTTGAAGCGAGAAGTCTCTTCTTCAATCAATCTTTCTTGCTGGCTTAAAGCCTTACCGCTCTTACGCAGTACTACATCTTCAGCAAATCCTTGTGTATAAGCAGGACCACCTTGAGAAGATATCTCACTAAGGAAAGAACCACGTGGCAAAGCCTGTGCAATGTAGCGGTATCCTTGCTGTGCTTCAGCCTTATCAATACCAAACTCAGCAAGCGATAGCGCTGATGTGGCTGATGTTGTTAAGCCTTGGGCTACAGCAGAGCCACCAATCTCAGCAGCAGTTACTTTCTGCTGTAACTTAGGTAGGTTCTCTGATGGATTAAGGAAGTAAGAAACCAAATCAGTATCGTTAATGTTATAGAAAGACTTAAGAGTATTACGAGTAAATGGGTCAGCGTTCTTAACTCTAGTTACTGCTAGGTCAATACGGTCCTTAAACTCAATAGCAGAAATATCTGCTGCAATAAACTCAGCAAACTTTTTGTAGTTATCCTTACGATTACCACTTACCATGTTACCTAGGCCATAAGCCTTAAGTGTCTGGGCGTATGAACTTTCAAGGTTAATGTACTCAGCCTCAGATAGGACATTTAAGCCTTTCTTAATACGTTCAAAGTTACCAGCAAAACGAGTTGCGTAAGCACCACCAGGATTAGTCTTTAGTTTAATTAACGCTTCTGCTGATGTAAGACCTTGTTTCATATAATCTGAAATTTCTCCAGCAAGTTCTTCTAGTCCATAAGACCTAAACAAATCTGTAAGCATTGCAAAAGCATCACGCGTTGCGTCACTAATTTCTTTCTTTTCTGGCTTGTCATCACCACTACCAGCAGGTGGTACGTAAAGAGGACTACCTGGCAAGGTATTAGTTATTTGTACGCCTTTATTTGTTGTTACAACCATACCAGTCTTAGGGTCAATTTTAGATGAAATACCTAAGCCACTATATGATTCGTTAATACCCTTAACTACATCAGCAGCACCTGCTGCTGCATCTAACTGTGCTTGAGTTTTACCAGTAGTACCGACCTTGGCAGTATAATAAGGGTCTTGTCCTTCAGTCCAACTAGCCTTAGATGCTGCACGTGCAGCATCCATTTTTGCTCTAGTTGATGGGTCAATAGCAGAATTTTTAGCAGCATTATCTTCTACCGTTGAAAAAGATGATGGAGTAGTTCCACCACCATCA